TCTTTGTATTCTTGACTGTCAACCAAAGGAGTGATTCTACATCGCCAAATGTGTGGCCACCAAGTGGCACTGTAACCTTCTGCGGATCTAATACAATCTCCCACCACAAAAAAACGTTTCAAGGCTGCAGGCAGATCAGGATCCAGCACTTCATAATCTATGAGATGTTCTAGCTCTAACACATCACCATTCATGATGCGTCTGCCTAGGATGTCTATCATGTCATTAATGTGAAAACTTATGAACAAAGTGCCAGTTTGTAAAAACAAACCGAATTGACTGAGGTCAAAACTGGAATCAGACACCTGATACACGCCACGTAATTTATACACATGTTCTTCGTACTTTCTGTTACGATTTTCCAAAAATAACAGATCTTGAATGTTGAGCTCGCTTTGAGTCACATGCTGTGGTTGAGTGATATCATTTGGCTCAGTGTCGAGCGCGGGTCCTAGATATTTATGACACAGCACTCCAGTGCCAGACATGTTCATGAGTTCTGATATACGTCTGTCAAAAAAACGATAATCGTTACTGTGACGGCTATCTCGCCATAGACTTATTCTGGGAATTTGTTTTCTCCTGTTGTGATATTTATGGCATATTTTGATTATGATCAAAGTGTGTGGCACTTTTGCCACAAAGGACTCAAGATTGTCATGACACACACCAATCTGTGTGTTACAATAACTTATCGTCATTTTTTTGGGACCAATGACATGACCAAATCTCTAATCACCGACCCCAGCCCATCAAAAAAAGTGAGAACTCAGAGACAAGCAGACGAAAAACACACTGGTCCAGAGCCCAAATGGGACACGCAAGCTGCACTGAACTACAGCAAGTCACATTTCGATCACTGTCTGGGCCGTAGTTTTTACTACTACAACTATCACTACTCAACTCGTCAAGCTCGTCCCTGGTTGGAGCATTGGCTGACCCAACAGACCGATCTTGATCAAGAACAAGTCAAGCAGTTTAAACTGGTGCCAGATCGGCATATTCCCATGACTGTGTGCAGTTTGATTTTGGCCCACAGACAAGGCATGCCCATGCTGCCCAGAATTCGTAAATACGTGATTGATCGTGTGCGTGAGGCCTGTACACAAGTTCAAAGCCAACTTGAACCTATGCACACTCAAATTGTAAAATCAGAATCGGTGGTGACTGAGACTAGTGTTTATAAACAACCAAGTATAGATCGTGATCGCGAACTGTTGGGAGACTGGGAAGGTTGGCTTGATCAGGTCATTCTTGGTGACGTTGTGACTTTTGATGCTTGTGATTTTTTAACAACTCATGTGGTTCCTGTTAAACAACTGTATAAATATGCAGATTGGGTACAAAAACACACTGAAAATTTTATGTCAGCACAGGCAGGTAAAGATGTTCAGCTCTTGGAGTCATTTCGTCATTATCGGGCTCGTGATTATAAACGTGTTTTTACCTTTCTGGCTGATCTTTTGGTGGGAATTGCAAAATATCAAAACCTCAAAAAGGTCACCAAAATAAAGCCACGCAAGAAACCTCTGAGTCGAGAGCGTTTGGTCAGTAAATTACGATATTGCAAAGATCATCAGGCCTTGGCCTTGGTCAGTGTGAATCCTGTGGACATTGTTGGTGCCAAACAGCTCTGGGTATTCAATGTGAAAACAAAAAAATTGGGTTGCTATCATGCGGAAGAACACAGCTCCTTGAGCGTGAAAGGCACTAAAATTACAGGATTTGACACTGTGACCAGTGTGACCAAGACTCTCCGTAAACCTCAAGAACAACTGGCCATCTGGTCCAAGGCAAATAAAGTGTCATTGCGAACTTTTCTAAGAGACATTCGTGCTGTTGACACACCACTCAACGGCAGTGTGAACACAGACACTGTGTTGCTCAGGGTCTTGTGAATTCAATTTTATCATAAATAACTGGCATAACACTTACGATAAAATCATGCCCATCATTGCCAGTGGTCTAAACGAAAGACTCAGTGTCACAGCTGAGTCTTTGGGTGGACCCGGTCCCATGGCTTTTGATACTGGTCAGTTGTCAAATTCGCTTGATTACTGCAAAAATCAAATCAGAGATTACATCAGATTGCGGCTGGGCGATGGTTTGGTGGATGTGGAACTGGATCAAGAACACTATGATCTAGTCATACGTCAGGCTTTGATTAAATACAGACAAAAATCATCTAACAGTGCCGAAGAAAGTTATGCTTTTTTAGATCTATTGCCAGAAGTTCAGGAATACATTTTGCCCAAGGAAATAGTTCATGTGAGACAGATTTTCCGCAGAGGCATTGGCAGCGTCACAGGCACCACTGCCAGTCAATTTGAACCTTTCGCTTCGGGATTTCTCAACACTTACATGTTGGTGGCGGGTCGTGTGGGCGGGCTGGCCAACTACGAATTGTTCACTCAATATCAAGAATTGGCCATGCGCATGTTTGGCGGTCATATTAATTTCACTTGGAATCCGGCCACTAGAAAACTGACATTGGTGCGCAAGATACCAGCTTCAGGTCGCAACCCCATAAGAGCCAATTCAATCACTGCCACAGGTTTGTCTGTGGGCAGTGTGATCACCATTACCACCAATCAAACTCAGATGAACATCACAGCAGGTGCAGCTTTGACAATAAAAAATTGTGCTGTGGTGGGTTATAATGGCCAATACCAAGTGCAATCAGTGGATGTTACCACTAATAGAATATTCATCACAGCCACACAGTCTTTGGCTGCTGTGTCGGTCACCGGATTTGATGTCAACAGGTGCGAAATTTTCAGTCCTGTCACAGACTCACCTGCAGAAACTGTGATGTTGCACATCTATAATCATAAACCCGATGTGATGATACTCAATGATCCTTATATTTTTCCCTGGGTGCAAGAATATGCTTACAGCATGGCCAAAGCCATATTGGGAGAAGCCAGAAGCAAATTTGGTCAACTGGCCGGTCCCAGTGGCGGCACACAAATGAATGGCACTGCACTCATAGCCGAAGCAAAAGAACAAATGGAAAAATTAGAAGATGAGCTCAAACGCTATGTGGATGGTGCTGTACCTTTGAGTTTTGTCATAGGTTAATGTTTGTTGACATGAAAATTGCTGAAATTGTCTGTGAGGGTCGCCAAGGCAAATTGGCCAAAAGTCACAAAAGAGCTCTACATCGCACACATGTGTTTGGTGATGGACACAAAGCCAACGGCACCATGAATTTTTATCGTGTGGCCATGGCTTCAGCCATGGCTGATGGCACCAATAAAAGTCTACCAATAGATGAAAGAACTTGGTACAGCACCAATAATGTGGCTGTGCCCTACAGCGAAATAGAACATCACATGCTTCGTCAAGCGTACAAAGCAGTGAAAACTGATGTAAAACAACCTGTGAAACATCACGGCAGTAAAGAATCAAAAATGGTTAACTCAGTGAGTCCCGTGGCCAAAGTCAAACGTAACCAATATGGAGTTTGACTTAGTGATCATTGATTTTAACTGAATTTTCGCTTAAAATACCTGTGATGCGTAAAATCATAGGCATATCGGGATTTATTAATTCAGGCAAAGACACGGTGGCCGACTATCTGGTGAATTATCATGGCTTTCGTAGAGAAAGTTTCGCTGCACATTTGAAAGACGTGGTCAGTGTGATATTTGGATGGGATCGTGTGATGTTGGAAGGGCGTACCAGCAGCAGCAGAATCTGGCGTGAACAAGTGGATTCCTGGTGGTCAGAAAAATTAGGACAAACTGATATCACGCCTAGGTCAGTGTTGCAGATCTTGGGCACAGACGTGTTGAGACAAAATTTTCATAATGAGATTTGGATACACAGTTTGGCTAAAAAAATTTTGTCCAATACCGATCATATAGTGATCACAGATGTGAGATTCAACAATGAAGCACAAATGATCAGGGAATGTGATGGCATATTGTGTGCAATACAGCGAGAACCTAGTCCATATTGGTATCATTTTGTGTGCGAGGCCTTGCGCAATGATGTAAAATCGCCCACATATCACAATGATTTGACCAATCTCATGCGGGTCAAATTTCCTCAGGTGCATGAAAGTGAGTGGTCTTGGCTGAATATTGATCATGACATTGTGGTGAAAAATAATGGCAGCATAGAAGATCTCTATGTTCAGATCAAAAATCTGGTGGTAAATTACCAGGAATCCAGCGTTTGATCATGACTTCTTGCTGACAATTCAAACACACGGTGCGTAGATTATTCCAGTTGACGTTGTTCATGTCGTGATCTATGTGATATATCACAGCCTGCTGGGGTAGTTTGAAACGAAAGTTACAGCGGTCACATTTATGTGATTTTTTGTAACCCGATCTTTGCCATAGAGGCACCGATTGCGTGATACGCCGGCTTTTGTTTATACAGCTGGCACAGTATTTTCTATAGTACACCGAATTATTCCTGCGATAATTCACTGTTGCGGGCCTCACCGCACAGATCACACACATGGGTCTTGACATGTGTATATTTAATCTAAAAGGTCCGTGGAAAGGTATTACTAACCTGGAGTTTTTTAGTGGATCACAATAAATAAAAAATAAGACATCATTAAAAGGAAACTGACATGGCTCTTGTATCACCGGGCGTAGAAATCACAGTCATTGATGAAAGTCAATACATACCATCTGCCATAAGCACCGTACCCTTTGTCATCATTGCCACCAAAGAAAATAAAACCATAAGCAATGGCATAGCTCCGGGTACTCGAAAAGAAAATGCAGGAAAAATTATAGGTGTGACCAGTCAACGAGAATTAGCCACGCTGTTTGGTACTCCGTTTTTTGAGCGTTCTGTCAATGACACTCCCATGCACGGCAGTGAATTAAATGAGTATGGCCTAATGGCTGTACACAGTGCCATGGGCATTGGCAATAGAGCTTTTGTCATGCGAGCTGACATTGACTTGTCTGATTTGAAGGGCACTGCCATTAGGCCCACAGGTCAAGCTGCCAATGGCACAAATTGGTTGAACACAGGCACCAGCACCTGGGGAATTTACGAATTTGATGACACTTTGGATTTTTCTGAAGCTCCATTTGTTAATCGAATTCCCATCGTGATCTCAGACGCCAATGACACTCAAGGATCTACTGTGCCCGCTGTGCCTTTGCAGAGCATAGGCAGACAAGGAGATTATGCCATCACGGTGTTTGACAACAATAATTATGTTTTTCATAAGAGCAGAGTCGACAATACATGGAATCAGTTGGGCAGTGCCAACTGGCAGTACCATACACCGGTTGTGGTGAGTTCATTGACCAGTGTGAGTGCCAATATTTCAGGAGTGATGGCACCGGGTGTTGGTTTTCTAGTGAACAATGTCGCTGTGAGCATAGGAGCCACAGTGCCATCAATGGCCAATCTGGCCATTCTTCTGGGCGGCACTGTTCCGGGGTTGGCCACCATCAATGGCGTGTTTTTTGATGTGGTGGATGACAGACTCAGTATTAGAATCAATAATCTCAGCAAGAGCAATGGAGTTTCAGCAGACCCCGACCAAAAGCTGCGCTTGGAAGATGGAAGTGGCTCTCCTTTGTCAAGAATTGGTTTATTGGGAACTATACCTTCCAATCCTGCAAACACAGCGGTGACATCCACTGTGACTGTGAATGGTACCACTTGGGCATGGAATGTCACTGATCAACGTTGGAGAGGTCTAGCAGTGTTCGAACCTGCTGTGGTTTTTCATGGTGGATTTGCCAGTGCACCTTTGTGGAGAAGAAGCAGTGCCAATCCTAGACCACGCAACAGTGTGTGGATTAACAACACCGCTCAAGGCCTGGGCGTGAATTTAGATGTGAAAAGATACAATACCACCACGGCTCTGTGGCAAAAAGTTGCTGTGCCTGTATATGAAAATGCGTATCATGCCAACTATAATTTAGACACATCAGGTGGAGGTTTGAATTTGGGCTTGAATGCTTTGTTTGCCAAACAACTGCCTGCCAATAATGGCAACGTGGGGTTCAAAATCTACTATCAAAGACTACGTGGACAAACCAAAGTCACAGGCAGTCAGACCAATTTTATTTTGAATGCCACAGATCAATTCACAATCACACCTAGTCAACCCGGCCAAGATCCTAGTGTCACACCACCCACAGTGTACACCTGCACTGTGGGCTCTATTAACACGAATTTGGCAAGGCCACAGGCTCAGGCATTTGTGACTGCTGTGCTTGCGTTAAACATTCCCAATGTGGCAGCTCAAATGGAACCTTCGGGTGCAGTCAGCATGATGCATAGATCGGGTGGGATTATTACTTTGAACAATGTCACAGGCACTCCTGTGAGCAATGTGGGTTTCACCACCAGCACAGTTGGAGTCACACCCAACGTGGTGCCCGGCAGTATTAACTTGACCAACTGGTCTGAAGCTGTGTACACATACAGCGCCAGCACACCTTTCACCGCACCTAGTGATGGTAAATTATGGTACTGGGATGAACCCACTCAAGTGGATATCATGATCAGTGACAGTTTGGGATGGCGCGGATATCACAATGTGACCATAGACGCTAGAGGATATGATCTCAGTCAAACTGATCCCAAGGGAGTGATTGTGAGTTTCAGCCAACCAGAAACACAGTCAGACAACACTGTGTTAGAAAGTGGAGACCTTTGGTTAGACACTAGTGATTTAGAAAATTTCCCCCGGTTATACCGCTATCATAAACCAGGAAAGACTTGGATTACGATTGATAATTTAGATGATATCAGCCAAAATGGCATAGTGTTTGCAGACGCAAGGTGGGACGCTGATCTTGACAGCAATCTCATGTCCATAGGCGGTGTCATAGATCCTGTGGCAGGTATTTTTCCTGACATTGTGAAAATGTTAAAAAGTGACTACGTGGATGCGGACTGTCCGAATTATAGATTGTATCCACGTGGCACGCTGTTGTTCAACACCAGAAGAAGTGGTTACAATGTCAAGAGATACATCAAAGATTATTTTAATCGTATTTCCTTTCCTGAACTGGCCATCATGCCTTTACAAACTTCCACTTGGGTATCTGAATTAGGCAGGAAAACCAATCAGCAGCCAGCCATGGGCAAACATGCTCAACGCCACGAAGTGATCCAGGCCATGAAAGCTGCTGTGGACAGTAATTTTGAAATACGCGAAGATGGTTATGCATTCAATCTCTTAGCAGCCCCGGGTTATCCAGAATTAATACCCAATTTGATTGCTTTAAACAATGACAGATCGCAAACAGGGTTCATCATTGGCGACTTGCCCATGACTTTGCCCAACAATACAAATGATATTTTAGATTACAACAACAATGTGGCCATCAACAACACGCCTTTTTTGGCTCTGTATTATCCCAGTGCTTTGTCTAATGATTTAGCTGGCAACGAAATAGTAGTGCCCGCCAGTCACGTGATGTTGCGTACATTTTTATATAATGATCAAGTAAGTTACCAGTGGTTTGCACCTGCCGGCACTAGACGTGGTCTAGTTGACAATGCCATAAATTTAGGATTCATCAATGCTAGAACAGGATTGTTTGTGGTAACACGCACCAACATGAACCAAAGAGATTTGTTGTATGAAAATAAAATTAACCCCTTGACTTTGATAAACGGCACTGGGCTGGTGGTGTTTGGTCAAAAAACTCGTGCACCCACTGTGGCCAGCACAGGAAGTACCAGCGGCAGTGGCAGTGCCATGGATCGTATTAACGTGGCCAGATTGGTCAACTATCTCCGCACTGTATTAGCATCGGTGGCCAACCAATTCTTATTTGAGCCTAACGATAAAATCACCAGAGACCAAATTAAACAATTGGTGGAAAGTCTTCTCAATGATCTTGTGGCCAAACGCGGTGTTTATGACTATATTGTGGTCTGTGATGAATCCAATAACACTTCTGATAGAATAGCCAGAAATGAACTTTATGTGGATGTGGCAATAGAACCCGTGAAAGCGGTGGAATTTGTGTATATTCCCATAAGATTGAAAAATCCCGGAGCCATAGCTGGCACACAGATCACTTCGGCCACCACAGATCTGAATTGAAGAATTTTACGTGAAATTATGACAAAAAATAATGATAAATAATCACATAAAAGGGGAATCATATGTCAGTGCTTAGTATGAGTAAGTTCACAGTGCCATTGCGCACCAATCAAAGTGCTTCGGCTCAAGGCCTGCTCATGCCCAAGCTTCAATACAGGTTCAGAGTGACTTTTGAAAACTTTGGAAACGGAGTGGATGTGTTGGAGTTGACCAAGCAAGTGCAGAGCTTTAATAGACCACAGGTTAGTTTTCAAGATGTTGACATACATGTGTACAACAGTACGGTGCGATTAGCTGGCAAACACACATGGGCTGACATCCAAACCACTATAAGAGATGATGCACCAGGTAATGTGACCAGATTAGTGGGTCTACAACTGCAAAAACAATTTGATTTCATGGAACAAAGTTCTGCCGCAGCAGGTGGAGATTATAAATTTAGCATGCGCTGCGAAATGTTAGATGGTGGAAATGGTGCCGTGACACCCAGAGTCTTGGAAACATGGGAAATAGTGGGTTGTTACATAAAAGATGTCAACTATCAGGAGTTGAATTATCAAAATAATGATCCAGTGACCATTCAGTTGTCAATTAGATTTGACAATGCCACTCAAGTGCCAGGAGGTACTGGCATAGGTTCACCTGTGTTTACTCCACGTGGAGCAATGGCCACACAGTGATGAATGGCACTGACATGGTATAAAAAAGATCCAAACACATTTGGGTCTTTTTTCTTAAATATCACACATGACTAGCAATACATTAAGACAAGGTGTTAACTACGCTGGTCAAGTGTATAGTGAAATGGGCACCACGGATGTGCTCAAAGACTACAAACATGCCAGTAAAATTTTCATTGGTGGTGGTAGTTACAGATTAATTCCAAAAAATGCTTTTTTATTTCATGTGTTTATTGACATAAATTCACAGTTGTCCAGCAAGGATTTGACAGGTCGCAGCAGTCAGGTGGAATTGGGTCTAATGACTAAAAGCAGCGATCTTCCCAAATATACCTACACAGTGAAAAATTATAATGCCTATAATAGACCCAATTTAGTACAAAGTAAAATTGGTTATGATGATGTGTCTATGACTTTTCATGACGACAGTGCCAATGTGGTGAGAAATTTTTATTATGACTATTTTAGATATTATTATCGAGACAGTGATTACGGTGATTTAAATCAATCTTCTCCCACGGCCTCTTATCACATACCTCACAAGTATCAAGAAGACAATGTGGTTAATTTTGGCTACACTCCTAGAAAAGAAAACCCCGGTAACTTTATCAGAGCCATACGCATATATAGTCTGCATCTCAAAAGTTTTTCAGAGTATATTTTGATCAATCCTTTAATAAAAACATTCAGACATGGCACACATATCAACTCTGCAGATCCCAACACACTGGAATGTGTGATGACAGTGTCTTATGAAAGTGTACTTTATCAAGATGGTGTCATTTCAAATCAAAGTCCTGATGGTTTTGCTCAACTAGAGTACCATGATCTCACACCCAGTCCCTTGAGGAATCCTCCTGCTAATCGTAGTTTTTTTGGCAGTGGTGGCTTGTTGAGCACTGCTGGTTCAGAATTGACTGCTTTACAACAAGGTAATTATCTCGCGGCTGTGATGTTGGCTTCAAGCGGAGTAAATGCTGCGAGAGGTGTAAATTTTAGAAAAGCTTTGACCAATGAAGTGGCTGGGATTGTCAGTCAGGGCTTGATAACCAGCATGGCCGGGGCCACAAGTGGCGCCGGGTCTAGACGTGGTTTGGTTGTATCACCTGGTTCAGCACAACTTCCTAATGGAGGATTACCTAAAGTCGCACAACCAGTTGATCCTAATCAAGCCGATGCCGATGATTTAGCATTAGGCCAAGCAATGATGAAAAATGCTGGTCTTGACAATATATACGGTCTAGCACCAGGAGCCACTGCGTTTTCTCAACCTGCATTAGGACAAACGCCAGGAACAAGAATTAATCCCGAGACTGGAGATGAATTTTTCAGTCCTTTTGACCAGCTTGTGCAAGAACCTCCAGGTTCAGAACCAGCTCCGGTTTCACAAACATCTGGGGTAATTGACCCGGGAGCAATAGATGAGCGTAAAGCACAACAACGTGAAGCGCTGCTAAAAGAAATAACTGCACAGTCCTCTGTTGTGACTGATGAAAAAATTAGGTTAGATAGTCAAAACGCACATAAAGCACAACTCGAAAGTCAGTTGTCAGATCTTCAGGCAGCAAGTAATCCACACCCTTCAGGCACTGCCCAACACTTTGATTGGGGAGGAAAACAAACGTATCTAATCAATGATGTGAAGGCACAGTTAAAGCCTAAGCCAACTGCAATATTACTGGCCACTACCTCGCATTTTCGTGAGAGTCAAACACTTGAAAATCTGCAAAATCAACTGAGACAATTGGGCGATTGACAAACATGCCATCTAATTTGACCACCGTGAACAATGGATTTGATGCCAATAGCACTGCACAAAAGTTTTTCACAAATGTCATGCGGCCAAATTTTTCAATACCTCCCGAACTCAACAACACCATATTGTCTTATTTTGAAAGAGTGACCGGCAATCGCCAATCAGCCAGAATTTTGGCCAGCACTGTGATTTACACCAGTTTGACACAAAATCAAGATCCCATGATGGTGTTTGATAAAATAAGAAACATGGATAAATCCGAAATCATGACCTATCTCAACATGTTTTTTAACATCAGCAGAATTGGCACCAGTTATTTAGGTGTACAAAACAAACCCAAAGTCAGCAAGTATCTGCTACGCACTTTATTGGTGTAAACACTCAGTCATGAGTAAATATGCTCAAGGTATCTACACCATTAAAAATCTTGAAAAATATGTTGGAAAAAAGCAACCTCATTAT